TCCCCTGCCGGGCTCAGGTTCCGGCCACCGCCGCCGATATCCAGCCAAGGGGCCTGGCGCACTGCGTCGCTACCCGCCCCGCCTTGGCGACACTGACGGACATCGATACCCATGACCTGCACAGGCGTTTTCGAACTGATTGAAGTCAACGTCCCCACCGAAGCGCGCGACGCGCGCGCATCGTGGCTCAGCTCGGTGGCTGCCGCCTGCGTTGCGTGCAAGCGCCACTTCACCGCCAGCGGCGACAACGGTTTGCAGCTCATCCCCGGCGGGGTGGCCATTACCTGCCCGGGCTGCAAGACGCGGCAGGCGATCAGCCGGGCGCGGTTTGATGGACTGCTGCGGCAGGAGCGGCAGGGCTAGCAGCGAATCGGGGGCCCTGAACGCGGCGACAGACACCCCGACCTGGCCCGTGTGGGCTGGCAGCCGAGCGGCGGGATTGACGCTGCAGGAATGATGGTGACCCCGGCCCGATTCGAACGGGCGACCTTCCCCTTAGGAGGGGGGCGACCTAGCCTTATGGGACAGTGAATTCTCCCTTACCTGTGCCTAAGCTGTGCCAAAACTCATGTCCGGCCCCCACGTTCCGCGCGATTTGGCGTCAATTGCTCCTACTTGGACCGCTCCATGATCCGCGCGCCACTCCAGGCAGTAGATACTCGCGCATTCGGACGGATCTCGCCGGCCGTACCAGATACCGAGCCGGCACCGCTAACCCTCCAAAATGATCGTTATACATTGCTTCCTAAACACCGTGTCGATCCCCTTGCGCTCCTCTGGGAGACGATACCAAAAGGTAAGCGCATTTCCTTTTAGCTCAATCACGCGCGCAGGAAACGCGGAGAGAAAGGGGTTACCACCGCATGTGATGATGCAGCTGTATGGATCAATTGTCGCGGGGTACGGCGAGCTCTTTCTCGATTTCTTGTATGCGAGTCGTTCGGAAATAGAATAAGAGCGATCCACGTAGAGCTGCTCAACATACGCGGCAACGTCTGCCGGTGTCCGGCGTGAAGGCAGAATTGAGACTAGAGTTCTCTCCACGCGCGTTCCGTCTTCCAGAATTATCCAACCGGGACCGTGATCCATATTGATTCCAACCCTTGTTGTTGAACGACATCACACCCGGATTTGCAGTCCTAGCGAATACCTATGTCCTACAAGGGCCGCAGCGTTGTTTCTGTTCCGCAAAACAAATCTAACAAGCCGCGTTCGTTCCTTGTGCCACAAGCCCTCCGCTGCGATTGCGAAGAAGGAAACACCGTTATGAACAGACCTACAGGCGCTTATCTGACAAGCAGCCTCGTCCAGAACCATATCGTTAGACCGGCGGCCCCGAGGGCGCATATGCCGCTTCCCATGAGGAGCCACGTCACCACCTTGCCGAGATTCGGCTTGCGCCCGCGGCTCAGGCACTCCCAACCCCACGCGAGGACTCGAAGGGGCCAGGGCCGTGCGCGGCGAAGTGCTGTCTGAAATGCCTCGACGCCAACGACCGGCACGCGGATCTCGTCGAACTGCTTCATGACCCCTACCGACGCCTCCATTGCTCCGGCCATCGTGCAGATGAGGCTGCCGAAGAACTTGGAGGCGAGGACCAAGATCAGGATACAACCGAATAGCGGTAGCCCTTCCTTGATTCCGGCAGCACTGATCGCCCACTGCAGCTTTTCCAAGTTGGCTGCTGCCAGAGCAAGTGCGGCCGCAGACCCCGCAACAAACCACGTGACGAAAACGTCGAGCGATCGGTAACCCTTATCCGCGCCCGCAGCCAGTATGCTGGCCACAAAAGCGTTCGCAAGTCCCTCATCTGGATCAGTGTTCATCCGGCCCACTCCGAATAGGTGTTGAAGGACCATGGGTGGAGACCGCTACCATGTCAAGGTCGCGGAAGATCAACAGTAACAACGACTAAGCCGATCACCCGCGATCAGTTGCGATCTCGTGGAATCAGCCACTTAGCTGCGTCCTGGGGTCAGTTTGGAGTCAGTCGGTTTGGCCTCTACGGAACGGCGAGCCTCAATCCGAAAACCCATCCCTCGACCTATAGCGGCCCGAGATCAAGCAGCTGGAAGCTGCCCCGCTGCAGTAGTGCGCTGAACAGCCGGCCGCCAGCGACAGGCTTGGCAGAAGCTTGATTAAGATGGGCCGCCTGGAGCCGGCCGGCCTCCAGCACGGCCTCCGGCTCAAAGCTGTCCGGCCGGCCCCTAAGCGGCCCGCCAGGCGACGCCAACCCACCCTCCAGCGGCTGGACAACAACCGGTCGCCCAATGACGCTCTTCGCGTAGGCCGTCGCCATCATGCGGCCGTTCTTGGGCGACCAACCACCTAGCACCAGCTCCGTGTGCATAACCTCGCGCGGGATGCCGGCCCGGTCGGCCGCGACAATGTATTCCGGCCACAGCTTCTCGATGACCAGCCCCATCTCCGCCATCAGCTGCTCCATGGTGAAGTCCGCCCGGAAGCTGGCCTGAAGACTCAGCTCGTAGATTCGGAGAAAGAACTGGGCGGACCCCCGACAGGCCAGCACAAGGTTGTGCTGGGGGATCAGCAACAACTTGGCGCCGGAAGACGGCTTCCCCGTTATGGCGTCCTCGGCCAACGTGTCTACCGCTACCAGGAGTTTTTGAGGGGTCAACAGGACGTTGAGGATACTCATCGGGGCATCCGTATGGGCAAGCTGAACTATCGCGGGCGTTCACTGCCCTGTCCAGAGGGGGCGAATGCGGCACCCAGACTCGGACTGTACGAGCTGAGCTGGTAGCCTCTTCGGAAACTCACGAGGGGCGAGCCATGGGCCACCACACTGACGCTACCGACGAGCGTCTCGAACAACTCGATAGCAAAATTGATGCGCTCATGGGCCATGTTAAGGCTCTTGAGTACGGCCTTCGGCTGATGATCGCTACCCATCCGCGACCGGATGTAGTTCTTCACGCCCTTGATCGGATCATCGACCAAGCCGGCCAGCCCCCGATTCTCAGCGGTGCCGAACTGGGTCCGCTTTACACCGCAGCCTTGCAGCAGGGTTTGGAAATCATTCGGGAGCAGATCGTGGAGTCTGCAGCCCCATACCCTTGAGCCCCAAAGGGGGGCGCTACTTCCTGCTTTGGAATTTCAGTGCCTCACGGAGCCGGCGCCGCTGCTGTACCTCAAGGCGAAGCCGGTCTTGGTGCCGGATTGCCCACAGTTCCGAACCGATGACCCCCTGCTCGTGGCTGGTGCATGTCCGTCCCTTCGGCCTGTCGGCGGGGATGTGTCTATCCACCCACACCCACCACACGAGGTCGTCTACGCGCTGGCTGAGGCGAAGTACCTCCACCCCATCACACAGCAGCGCGTCCGGCAGCCCGTCGGGGCGGCTGGCCACTGATCGCCATCGGAAGTCGGGGGGGAGCATGCGCGAAGGATACGGCTGGGCATCTCAGATTCCGCGACTGGCCGTAACGACCCTGCTGCGTGTAGGTTTGATGCCGCCCATCCGGCGCTGACTGAAACCTCGACTAGACACGGACTTTACGCCGGCCTTACGTCCGGTCACGATAGAGTGTCACTATCGCCAGCCCGCCCACACCGCTATGACGAGCACCGGCCTCTTCTATCTTCAGGACGTCTCAGGGTCGAGCAATGATAGTCAGTTCAGCTGCATCACCTCTGTGCAGGCAACATGTCTGAATTGCCGCCGAGCCTTGGATGCATCAGCGCCGCCAAAACTTGAAGTGATCAAAGGCGGCGCCATCCTCTACTGCCCGGGGTGCGGAACGAGGCAGGCTATTAGCAATGCACGGTTCGATGTCTTTGCGAAAGGTGTTCTTGCCCAGGTAGCCAAGTAGCGAGCAGCCACCCGATTTCGATCGGTCGGGCTCTGGGCAACTTCTAGGCCCCTGCTCGCCCGGAGAACCTGGGCACCATCACCGTGATCAACGGGGACAGCAGCGGCGTATCGGCGGATATCCACGGCCGCATGCCGGCGTGGCTCCACCCCGGCCAAGTCGAGGGCTGGATGGCGCCTTCCCCCGATGATGCGATGGTGATGTTGTTGGCCAGCGAGCCGCCAGCGATGGAGGTCTACCGTGTCAGTCGCCCGGTCAACACGCCCCTAAACAACCCTGCTGATCTGCTCGAAGTCGTCGCCTAGGTTTCGGGTAACTGCGTCCCAGACACTACATCTAGAGGCAGACTGACTGACTCCGGCCACGGATACGCTTCAGGCTGGGGCAGTAGTGGCAGCACATCCTCGAAAGTCTCCACGCCCGCCGGCAAGCTCATTACCATCCGTTCCAGAGCGAGATTCACATCGTCCCGCCACGCCACCATCGCACGGGCCTCGGCGCGATACCGCGGCACGCCGCTGTTGTAGTAGCTGCAGCACGTTTCAATGCTGTCGTAGCGGCGGCGGACCACCTCCTGCGTCATCCACGCCCACGCAGCGTCTCGGATGGCCTTGAAGTGGGCAGGGGTATACAGCTCGTAGAGCGGAGGAATTGGCGCTGGGGTGTTCGTCAACAACCACACCTCCGGCCAATCCCGATGGCCGCGCGGTATAAATGCCCCGGTGTCCAAGCACTGCACCATGTCGGGATCTTGCGTCAGTTGGTACATGCTTAAATCTCCGCGTCTGCTGTGTAGTGGAACCACCCGCCAAAGTTCCCAGCGGTATTACCCCAATTAACCTCACATCCCGCGTCACCAATAAATCGAACGGTGGCGGCCGTGTTTTCCTCGGTCGACTGGGTAGCCTGCCCAACTACGCCGGTGGTGCTGTAAATGGTGATTGCAGGCGCGGCTCGCATGCGTACAGGGAAACGCAGACCATGCGCATTGAATACTGACTGCCCACCGTACTGGACGGCAGCGGCGATGCGCCCCACCCCGGAGTTAGTTCCGGGAGCCGCGTCGATGCTGTAGCTCTTGCAGTAGTAGCGTTGGCACAGTGACAGTTCCAACGCCAAGGGCCGGAAGTCAAAGTCGGTGGCTACGCCGCCTTCTTCCACTTGTGCCTGCGCAACCTCAAACAAGCCTATCTGTCCACTCAAGGCCCCGCCGTACAGCGGCGCCGGTGCGCAGTAATCCAGCACCACCAACAAGCCATCATTTCCCGATGTGCCACGAGCTTTCCCCAGCACGCTGGGCAAGGTCACTGTGAAGCTATAGCGCCGGAAGCTGGTGGTCAGCGTGACAACGTTTGGACATTCGGTCGAGGTGTCGGGAGACGGTGAACCGCCCGACCCGAACAGCTGCAACGCCCGCATAGCAAGGCGCTTCCCCGCTACGTTACTACGCGCCCAAACCGAAAAGGTGATGGTCTTTCCCGCAAGGGTGCCCACGCCCTCGATCTTCTGCGCAACGTAGGCAGAGGATTGGTTACTGGGGATTGATGCAATGTTGTACCCCAGGAACCGAGACGATCCCGGGATCTCCCCAAGCGGAGTACCGCCAACACCCCAGTTGCCGTTTACGTTTACGAATCCGCAAACCCAGCGATCCGCGGTATAGAAGGCCTCGACGGCGGCGGAGGTGCGCGAGCCGGTTACGCCACGCTGGCAGAAGTCAAAGTTCCCGTTGATCAGGCGGTTCTTGCGGGGGATGCGCGCAGTCCTCTCCGCAAGTGCCTCGTCAGCCGCTTGCCGTGCAGACTGCTCGGCATCAATTCTTGCGCCGAGCGCTGCGTCCACATCACCTCGAGTTTGGGCCTCTCCTACCAAAACATCCTGAATTGCCGCCTGCTCTTGCTCCAGCGCTTTGATCGCGTCCGAGACGCCGCCGCTCCCGCCCTCCAGCTCAAGCAGGCGCTGCTCCGTCTCTGCGGCGTTCCCGTTGACGATGATGAAAGCAGTGCGTCCGGGGAGGCCGCGCTTGCCGTCGGGCTGAATGGTGTCCTGATCAATCTGCTTGAGTGCCATGTTCTCTCCGGCCTAGGTTTCGACGGACACGATCGACAAGCTCTGCTCAACGGTCTGGCCATTGAAGCTGCCTGATTGGTGCGTCACTTCTTGTTCGCTGGCGCCGATGATCTCGGCGCGGTACTGCCGCTGGCGACTTCCGTCGGCGCCATCGTTGAGCGTTACCGCCCCGCCCCACCGCGAAGTGGCGGTGTCGGGTCCGTCGATCTCGTTGTTGATGCTCACCCCGCCCCGAGCCACCAACTGTGTCCAGAACGTCTCTGCATCATTCTCGACTTTGCGGTAGATGTTGATCGTGCAGGTGTTCTCGCCTCCCCCGGCAACGAAGCCCTGCGACCCGCTGGCCGTCTTCGTGCGCCGCACAGTACGACTGAAGCTGAGCACCACGTTCTTGTTGCGGCCGTTCGTGGAGAAGGGCCCGCACACCAACTGGGTGCCGGTCATTACGGTGGTGGTGGTCTGTACCGCGTTGCGCAGCACGCCAGCCGCCAGGGCGCCGCCCCAATAGGCATTGCCGCCATTGTCCATCCACATCACCGCATTGGCCTTGGTTGCCGCAACTGCGCCGACGTTAGGGCCGAAGTAGTCCATCAGCCCCTCGCTGCCGTTGCCGAAGTCGGTGCCGATGATTCGTTGTGCGGAGCCGTTCCAAACACGGAGATAGCCGTCCCGCCACTCCATGCCCCGGTCGGCGCCGGGAGCAATTACTTGGAAGGTGGTGCTGAGGAAACGCGTATTGATCACTTGCCCGTTGTTGTCGATCTCCATGCCGCCGATCAGCGGACCGTTCCCGCCGTCAGCGATGAGGTGCAGGAAGGCCCTGGCAAGAACTTGCGTGAGGCCGTCAGCGTTCTGCTGCACCTGTGCCTGCATGCCCTGCACCACCTGGGCGCTGGCCTTTCCGTCGACCTCAGCTTTCACCGATCCCAGCTGTTCCGACACAGCCGAGATGCCGTCGGCGTTTTCCTCCACACTCGACCGCAGCTGGTTGACTGCATCGGCGGATGCCTTCCCCTCCAACTCCGCGTGCACGCCCACTAGTTGCTGCGCCTGCGCCGATACATCGTCTGCGATCGCCTCGATCTGCTCGGTCACCCCAGCCTTGAACCGGCCGAAGTCCGCCGTAACGGCATCCGTCCTATTGGCTTGCGCATGGTCTCCATCGGCGATCACGGTGTAGACCGTGACGGTGCCGGCGTTCCAGTCGCTTTCGCCCGCGTTCCAGTCCTCGTCGCCAGCATGTTCGCCGTCGAAATTGGCATTGAGCGAGGTCACCCGCTCGCCCATGGACGCCAGCCCCTGCTCATTGAGTTCGACCTTTGCACTGACGCTGTCGAGTGCCTCGACCGAGGCAACTTTGCCAGCCCCGTCCGGCAGCCTTGCGTTGATCAGCCGGGTGGCCGCGGCATTGGCGGTGTCCCCGTCGACCCGTGCCTGCTGTTCCTCCAGCACGCTGGCCTCGGTGGCCAGCGACCCGTCGCCACCTGGCAGCCGCACCTGGACGAGCTGTAATGCAGAAGCTGTCGCCTTGTCAGCAGTGACGCGCGCATCACGCTCGCTGGCGATCAGACCAGTGGCAACGCCGGCGACATCGCTACCGTCGTAGTCGCCGCGTAGCTGGACCGCCAGTGTCTCGCGTTGGGACGCCTCCGCGCTATCAGCGGCGACACGGGCGGCAGCCTCTTCCTGTACCAGCGCTACGCCGGCGCCAGGCGTCGGCCGGCCTAGCGCCACCCAGTCGATCAGGAAGTAGTCGGAGACGGTCTGTGCTTCGCCGGGTTGGACGCGGATAGCTTCAAGCTCGCCCGCCCACGGGATGTCGCCGGCGGTGACTGTGGCGGTCCCGTTGCTGTCCCACGTCGGCTCCGGCAGCCTCAGAGTCTTGGCCGCATTCCAGCTGAGGTCGCCAGACAGGATCCACTGCAGTACACCTGCCCACGCCGGGACTCCGACCTTGCGGACCCGCAGCTTCAGGTAGCCGTAGGCCGCGCCATCAACCGCCAACGCATTGGGCGACTGCACGTAGGGGAAGCTCGCTGCGTTCGCAGGCCGCAGCCACCCCGCAGCGAACCCGGGGTCTCCATTGCCCGTCCAGCCTTCCACATCCTCGTCGAAGTACCAGATGAGCTTGCTGTCGAACTGCGTGCCGCTGCCGGCGGCAACCTCCGACAGCGCGCGGGAGAGCGATTCGTGGTCACTCTGCTGGATCTCGGACAGCTCAGTAATGGCGGCCGTACGCTCCAGCCGCTCGTTGAGCATTTCATCTGCTCGCGCCTGCGCCTCCGCCGCCACCGCCTCCAACGCCTGCTGGACGCCGGCAGCGCGCGCATGGGCCTCGAAAGCAAGCTCCTGCCCTACCTGCGCCAAGCCGTCCGCCCTGGCGGCCGCCTCGGCGGCATCCGCCTCGAAGCGATCAGCGATCTCCTTGTCGAGCTTCTGCTGCTGCTCGATCAACTGCGCCGCCGTCGGCAGTGGCGTGCCCTCCACGATCGTGCCCAGACCAGGCTTGCCACGCACGGTTGCGGTGATGCGGAAATACCAGGTCTGGCCACTGCCGTCGCTGTAGAGGTAGCGGGTCTCGGACGTGCGGTGGATCTCGGTCCAGGGACCACCCTGGCTGGGCCCGCGCTCGATGACGTAGATGACCCCGGCCTGGTTGACCGCGTCCCACTCGATCAGCACACCGTCGGCTACCGGCTCCGGCGTCACACCATCCACCGGCGGCGTGTCCGGAGACACGTAGATGGTAGGGAACCAGGACGCCCGCCGCGGTGGTGCCGGCGTCACCGCCGGAAGCGCGCCCGCCCCGATCTCGATCAGGGTAATTTTCCTTGCCTGCATGGGGTTACCTGTTGAGGGATTCGCGAATGGCTGAGGTGCTGCTGGTGCGTACCCCTTGGGTGGTCACTGTCAGGAGGTCCCGCAGCACCTGGTTCTGCTCAGCGAGCAGCGCGTTGCCCTGTTGGAGGGCTGCATTGGTTTCGGCTTGGCCTTTCCCGTCGACCACCAAGTCGAACACCGCCCGGCTGAAGTTATCCGGGAGCGCCTCGATTGCATCGGCAAGTGCGCCCATGCTGGTGCCATCCTCCAGATCGAGGTTGCCCACCTTCATGCTGTCGATAAGGCCAGTGACCTGACCGTACACGCTGTTGTAGTCCTTACCGCTGGCGTAGAGGTTCCGACCAAAGCCCAGCGCTGCCTGTGCGGCCGCCTGCGCCGCGCTGCTGTCGCCGGCACCCACTGCCCGCTCCAGCTCCTGCATTGTCTTCCGCAGCTTCTCCTGGTCGGTCAGCGGGGACAGGTCGCTGGTGTCCAGACCGTACTTCATCGCTTTCTTGTCCGCCTCAATCTGAGCCTGAAGCTTGCCCATGTTGGTGGCGCGTAGCGCTTCGATCTTGGCCAAGTCCTCCGCTCGAGCGCCGGACAAGCCGAGGGCCTTGGCGTAGTCGTTGGCAGCCTTGACCTGCTGCCGGTAGGTGCGCTCGATGGACAGGGCCTGGGACTGGTAGCCAGTCAGGTTGCCGGTGAGCAGCTGCGTGGTCACGTCCGCCATCAGGCTGGCGTAGTTGCCCAGAAGACCGCTCACCTTCTCGATCTGGGTAGCCAGGTCCGTGCCGGCAACGCTGGCCAGCTCCTGGAAGTAGTCCACCGCCTTGTTGACCTTCTCGATCTCCATGGAGTTCAGCGCGCGGCCCAGCTCGTCGGCGTTGCCCACCGCCAGCGCGATCGATGCACTCAGGGCGCCGAACACGTCCGAGGCCTCGAAGTACTCATCCAGCTGGCTACCGAAGCCAGCGGCCTTCACCGCCTCGGTGAACAGCTTGTCCGTCATGTCGCCGAGGTAGGCCTGGAGCTGCTCCTTGGCCTCCGCAGAATCAGCGGAGAGCTGCAGTTTGCCCAAGGTCACCTTGACGCCGGCCAGTTGGCTGGACAGGTCCACGCCCAGTTGCTTGGCCAGCCCCGTGGTGGCCCCACGCACCTGGCGCGCGGCCATGTCGAAGGTGCGATCGATGCCCGGGTCGAGTGCGCCGTACTGGGTCCACTTCTTGTCGCTGCGGAACATGCCGCCCTTGGCCTTGATATCGGCGTAGCTCTGGCCGTCGAACCCGCCAAAGCCGTAGATACCGGTCAGGCCCTGCCCGGTGATCTTGGGCGCGCTGCGCCCGAACAGCTTGGCGTGGATGCTGGACCCGGACAGGATCGAGGCGGTCTTGTCGTTGAAGCCCAGCCCACGGAAGCTCTTGTCGGCCAGGCCTACAGCACCCGCCGTGGCGATCTTGCCTGCCCAGCTTTCGCCGTTGGCGATGTCCCAGCCCTGATCGAACAGCTCTGCGTTCTTCATCATGCCGGCGATGATCCAGCCGATGATCGGCACCGCCGCTGCCGCTGACGAGCCGGCCGCGCCGGCGCCGGCCGCAGCCGAGCCGCCGGCCGCCGTGGCGCCGCTTCCGGTGAACGCGGCCAGGTTGTTGCCGAAGCCCATCAGCGTTCCGGCGCTCGCCCCGCTGCTGGCGGCGCCAGCGCCCGCGCTGAAGAGGCCCTGCCCCTTCGACAGAAGGCCTGCGATATTGCCGATGTTCTGGCCGCCGCCGGCGGACCCGTTGCCGCCGAACAGCCCCATCAGGCTGTGCATGCTGAAACCGCCGCCCTGGCTGCCCCAACTGCTGATGCCCTCCATGATCTTCGTCTGGATCGGGATCACCAGCTTCTGTTGCAGCAGCTCCCGGGCAAGATCGCGCAGGCCCTGCTTGGCCGCGTCCTTCAAGTCGTCCCATAGGTTGTCGAAGTCCCGCAGGCCGCTGGCCACGAAGTCGGCCATGGCATCGGCCGCACCGTCAACGCCCTGCATGACCACGTTGGCCCAGGCTTCCACGTTGGCCGCAGCTTCTTCCACCTGAAGGGACATCGCCGCCGCGGCATCGCCCGCAGCAAGCATCGCGCGTTCGTATTCCTCGTAACTCGCGGCGCCCTTGGCGACGGCCAAAGCTTCCTTGCTACCGGCAGCTTCGACCGCCTTCTGCAGCTCTTGGCGCATATCGCGCTCGTTCTGCAGCTGCCGGCGGTACAGCTCCCGAGCGCGGCCAACCTTTCCTAGCATGGCCAGCTCGCCATCCATGGTGGCGATCAGCGCCTCCGGCCCGGCCATGGCCTTATCGATCTCGGCTGCCACCTTCGCGTACTCGATGGCGCTTTGCGCCATCAACACGTTGGCGTCCGCCTGCGCGATGTTCCCTTTGCCCACAGCCGTGTTGTACTCGGCCATGTTCTGCAGGTGCTTCGCCATCGCCTCGCTGAGCGGCCCGGACATCGCAGCGGCCGCAAGCTCGGCCTGCTGGCGATACCGCTCCAGCGAGTCAGCTGTGGCCTTCTGCTCCTTGGCGGCCGCCTTGCCGCCGGCCTTCGATGCCTGGGCGGCCTTCTGCGCCACCTCGGTCTGGCGGATCAGGCTCAAGCCTTGCGCGATCTGCTTGTTGTACTCGGCGCGCTGCTCCACACTCAGCTTGTCCGGGCCGCCCGCAGCGTTGATCTTCTGGCCAACGTCCACCATGAACGCCGCCTCGGCGCCCTGCTTGAGGCGGACCAGGTTCACCAGCTGCCCGTCGATGCTGGACTGCAGCGACTTCAGGTGCTGGTTGATGCCATCGGACGCGGCCTTGGACGCCACCGCTTGGCGCTTCAACGCCTCTGTGGTGGCATCGGTCTGCTTTTCCGCCTCACCGCTGACGCCAGTGAGGGCCTGCATTACCCCCCGCTGACGCTCAAACTCCAAGCTGCTCGACGCGGCGGCAGCGGTCTGCTGGACCAGCGACTTGGAGATTGCGGCAGCCGCTGGAGACCCGTCAGCCATGGTCCGCCATGCGGACTCCAGCCCCTGCGAGAAGTCGTCTGCCGAGACCCTTCCGGCGCGCAGCTCCGCCTTTAGGCGTTCGGTCTCTTTGATGAACGCATCAGCCTTCGAGGCATTGGAGAACGCCGAGGCCGCGGACGTCATTTGACCAATAGCGGCGGCCACCTCTTCGTATGATTGGCTGATGCGAGCATCCAGCTTGAGCAGCTCGCCAGCCTGCTCCTGCTTGTTCAGCTCACGGTACTTCTCGATGGTGCTATCGAGAGTGCCATTGAAGTCGATGAGCGCACTGTCTGCATCTTTCGTGCTATCCCGAACCATCCACCAACCGGCCGCTGCAGTTGCAATCGCGGCTGCAATACCGACCGGGCCGCCGAGAGCGGCATACGCCGAAGAGAGGCCCTGTGCCGCTACGCGGGCAGCTGTCTGTGCGGCGGTGAGCCGTACAGTGGCCGGCACCATTCCCATCATGCCCACGGCGGCCCGGCTCGCCACCACTGCGTTGGTGGCCCACAGGCCGTTCAGGGCCGTGATCCCCCTCGCGAGCTTGCCCCCAGCGTAGAAGACGCCCAAGCCGACGCCCAGCGGCACCGCCGCGGCGGCCACCACGTCCAGGTTCTGCGCGAAAGAATTGATTGCCGCTGTGGCAGCGGCGATGCCGCCACTCTGGGCCTGGCTCCCCAGCAGATCGTTGAACGATTCCTTCAGACCAATCAGCGCTCCGCCCAGCGTCTCCCGCGCGGCCTTGCCAGCGCCGGCGTAGGATTCCTCCATCACGCCCATTACCATCGCCTGGGCTTCGGCCAATCGACCGGTCTCCACCAACGAAGCCAACATGTCCTTCTGCTGCTCAGTGAACCGGAACCCCTGTTTGGTCAGCGCCGAGATACCCTCGGTCGGATACTCCAGCGCCTTGCCGATGGTTTCGGCGGACTGGGTGATGTTCTCGCCCAGGCGCACGGACTGATCAATCGCCAGCTGCAGCGCGCGCGGAAAGTTCTCGCCGACGATGCTGGTGTAGGAGAGCAGGCGCGTCTGCGCGTTGACGATATCGCCGGACGACTGGATGGTCGCTTTCGCCATCTTGTCGGCCATGTCGGTCAGCTGCTTGCTGTTGAAGCCCGCCGCTTGGCCGGTCGACTTCAGAGCGGCATTCAACTGGGCGAGCTCGTTCTGCGCGTCGACGGTCTCGGCAATGAACATGCCCAGCAGCGCACCGCCGCCCAAGGCGCCAAAGCCCTTGGCCAAGGTCGCCAGGCTCAGGTCGATGCTGGTTACCGATACCTTTGCGTCACGCGCTGCCTGGGCGAAGCTGTCGGACATCTCCCGCTGCATCTGACGCATCGAACGTGCCGCGCGATCAGACACACGAGCGGCCTTCCCCAGGTCTTGTTCAAAGCTCCCAGTCTTAGCCAAAAGATCGACGGTCAGGGTGTAGAGGGCCATAGTTCATCCAAAAAAAAGGCCCGCACATGGCGGGCCTGTTGATGCAGGGTGTTGAAGCTGCGCGGCTACTTGATGTCGAGCTTCCGACCAATGGCCTCAAGCCAACGCAGCGACGTCCCCAGCCGGTAGACGCCCCACGACAGAGCTAACGCCCACACGGAGCCGGCCAGTACCGCCAAGACCGCAATCGGATGCCAGTCATAAGTAATTCCCCAACGCGTTACAGTCGGGATTCTCCCAAAGGCGAAGACCCCCACGCCGCCGGCGACGATTGCCAGGAAAAACATCAACCGCCCGACATCTTCCAGTGCGTCGCCCGCGCGGGGCGGCAGATCCCCTGGCGGCGAAGGCGGCTCATCGTCCGGCGCAGCCACTCTGCTGGTGTGTTCAATCATCCTTGCATCCTGTTGTGAAGGGTTAGGGATTGTCACCCGAGCCGTCGGTGAGTGAAACCACTACGGTGGGACCTCTTCGAACTCCAGGTAGCCACTGAAGTACTGACGGCTGATGTTTTCCGCCGTCGGCAGTTGAGTGGCATAGCCGTAGATCGCCGAGCGTGCCGCCAGCACCGGATCGAAGGCCTTGGTCTGCATATCCCGGTACTGCGGCACCACACAGCTCCGCCGGCGACCGGCCATGGCGTGGGAGATGGCCTCCCAGTCCAGGCCGGCCAACCCGCCATTGCGCACCACCTCCGTCGGGCGGCCGGTCAGCGTGGCGGTCAGCCGCCGATAGAGCGGCCCGAGGACGGTGTTCACCTGGCCGCCCTTGGTCCGCGTATGCACGCTGCTATCAACGTGGGCGACGGCCCAGCCGTCCTTGATACCCATGTCCACAGCGCTGAAGATCGCCACCTCGCCCACCTCGACGTTGGTCACCACCGTATCGATCGTGACCGCCACGGCGCTGACCAGCGCGCTGCCGACCGGGAACAACCAGGCGCAGACGCTCCCGTCGGGCAGCCGAATGGTTCGTGCACTGGCGCCAGCAGCCGTAATCTCCACCCCAGGCGGGACGTTCAGCCCCAGCACCGCGATAATGCCGGGCACAATCGCCACGTCCAGTGTGACGTTGATCGACAGCACGCCCGTTCGGGCGATCCGCGCCCGGCGGGCCGGCTTGCCGTCGAACAGCGCGGCACCGCCGTCGGCGGTAAGCCAGGTGCCACCCGCCAGCGCCACCGATTGCGGCGGCGCTCCATACCCGATGAGCATGTTCTACCCCCACACCGTCATCACCACGTCCCCCGTGGCAGGGTTGCGCTCAACACGGCGCACCAGTACCGGGACACCGTCGTGGAGCCCGTACCGGTTGTAGGTCAACCGACCGACCTGCCCTGCCTTCGGCGCCAGGTCTTGGTCACCCTTGATGCTGATCCGGTAGAAGAAGCGCTGCACCCGGTAAATCCGCACGACGCGGTCAATCTCCGCCTGCGCGTCGGCTTCGTTCCAGAACAGAGAGATCACCGGGTCAGCTGCATCGGCCTTGCGGTAGTGCGGGTGGAGCACAGTCCCACCGAACACCTGGGCACGGAACAGGCCAACCAGCTCATCGCGGCGCGACTGCGGTACGTCGACCACGTCGGTGACCAAGTCAGATGCAGCCAGTGCCTGGGCGTTCGGCCGGTACGCCATCCGCCGCGTCAGGTTGGGGGCATCATCGGTGACAGCCAACAGATCCTCCGCCATGTCGTCCTGGCTCACGTTGAACGCCATCGGACCGATATAGTCCTCGGGCGCCACCAAACGAACGAACCGAAGCACGCCGGTGTCATCTTGGTAGCAACCGGCGCCGTAGCTGGGCAGGATCGCGTTCATCGCGGCGCGTCCCGTGATCGCGTTGCCCGCGTAGTAGCCGATGCCGGCATATCCGCAGGCGGCGTCGATGGCCGCGCAGTCCTCTGCCGCCCAGGCCGCCTTGCCAAGCCGCCCCATGATGTCGGCCATCGCGTGCTGCAGGGTGGCCGGCTGCTGGCCAGGCCCGACGCTCGACACGTCCGCCACCACCGGCATCACCGGCGGCGACCTCATGATGAGCTGCTGGCCATCGGGCGAGACCGTGAAGGTGCCCTCTTCCATCAGGTCGCCGCGGTCCATCACCGCGGCAGCCCATACGGGCGCGTCGGCCACGAACATTGCGGTCGCATCCGAGTTCGCCCCCACGGCAGGAACGCTGGCCACCGCCCCGATCACCGCCGGCTGCGGCTTCCATGCCAGTGATGGGATGTTGGGCAGGAACACCCCGCGGTTGATCATGCCGTCCAGGTCGTCGTGGGCATCCCGGAAGTGGAAAGTTTTGCTGCCGTCGTCGTTGATCTCGACCCGATCGACGGTGAAGCGGTAGACGTCCTGGGTGTCGGCCAGCATGCCGGCCGCAGAACCCGCTCGAATCCGCACTGGCAAGCCGCTGCCCCCGCTGAGCGCCAGATCATCCAAAAGGCCTTCGGCGTCCAAGACAACGCACTCGGCGGCGCTGGTCTGGCTGACCGAATCGCCACCCCACGGCCAGAAGTTGATCTCGCTGATGAGGTTGAGGCCCTCGGCCAGCAACCCCTCATACCTCGCATTGGCCGGGGTGTCGCCCGGGGAGGTCAACCAGTCGGCGTCAGAGATCCTCGCGGGGCTCTGCTCCACCGTGTCCAGCTTCCAGCCGGCCCCGGCGGCGGCGCTGCGCGCTGCCCACTGCCCGGCATTGACCGCCAGGCAAAGGCCGCCAGCTGATGCCGCCGCGAGGCTCGCGGCGAAGTGCAGCGGGCCTGACAGCGTAAGGTCACGCTGGTGTACCTGGTCCCCGTTGAGGAACAGCTTGAGCCGTCCTGGCGTGCCGAACTGGACATGCAGCCCCACGATGTCGCCGTGGCTGGCCACAGGCAGGCCGGCGGCCACAGCGCCGCCATTGTGGAGCACACGTCCAGCGGCCAAATCCCAACCGATGCTGCCGCCGTTGGCCCCCGGGTACGTGGTCAGGGGTGCGGACGCCATGACCAAGCCCACGATGGCGGCCATGTCGTCATCACCCCACACGGCAAACTCGACGCCGGCGGTGCCCGCGGCTAGGGAAATGTCTGACCGCGCCATCCGGTCGCGGTCGGCCGCCTCTGTAGTGGTCAACGTCAGGCCGCCGTCCCGGGCGGCCAGCAGGGGGCCGATGGGAAGAGCGGCAAAGCGCCCGAAGGTGTCAGCCATGGATCCTCACAGTGAATCGAACCAGTCCAGTGCCTCGTCCTCATCCGAACGCGGGATAAGGGTCTCCAGGAAGTGCTGCATATCCCGCCTTGTACCGGCTTGGCTGTGCGCCGCGGTCACATAGGCCGTGAACGCAGCGGGCCGAATGTGCAGGCTGACCGGGTCAATCGGGTTCCGCTTGTGGAACTCCCACCAGCCCAAGTACTCGCGCCGCGACATGGTTGCGCGCAGCTCGGCCACCGTGCGGCGCAGGTGGCCGGCGAGGACGTGCCAGAACCAATCCTCGCCGCGCTGCCTTAGTCGTTTCCCGCCTCGGCCTGGGCCTCCGCCGCTTCGTCGCCGAAGCCCGAGTGTTTCATCGCGATCTGCTGCAGCTTCGCCGCGATCAGCGGCTTGAGTTGCGCGGCCTGGGTGGTGTTCATGACGGCCTTGCCGTCCTCGTCGCAAATGGTCGCCGCGATCAGCTTGGAGCGGTCCGCCTCCTGCCACAGCTTGCGGAACTCGGCGTCGGGCAGCTCGCGCACGTAGAACTGGGCCTTCTTGCCATCGGGCAGCTCGACGGTGTCGGCGCGCACGTCGCGAGAAGCGAACATGCCCAGGCCCTCGAAGGACTGCAGCAGCGTCAGCGGCGCGGCGGACGCCGCGTTAGTGGTCGATTCGTTGGTCTTGCTCATTGGCCGTTTCCTTGAATGGCGGCAGGGCGCGCGGGCCGCGCACGGCTAACACGCGGATGATCCGCGCGCCCTGCCAAAGAGATGGCCCGCCGAAGCGGGCTGAGAGAGAGAAAGCGCCGTTGGGCCCGGTCAGGGTGCCGGGCGGTGGGTGGTGACGGCGCCGGAGCCGCGGATGGTGATCGTGGCCTTCCAGATATCGTTGTCGGCGACTTGGACCGCGAAGTTCTGGACGAAGCCCTTGAACTGCTTGGAGACCACGTCGTCGGGCGGCGTGATCACACCGTTCACCGCACCCGGCTTCTCCACGCCGGCGGTCTCGCTGGCCGGCGCGGTCACGAGGAAGTCCACCACCGCACCGGTGGTGTGCAGCTCTTCGATCTTTTCGTGGTCGACCGCGTCGTAGTTGATCTCGATGGTGGTGCTGCCCGTGGCCTTGCGGCCAGCGACGAACTGGTCCCAGTCGTCGTCGAAGTCGGAAATGTCGATTTCCGACGCCTGGCCGTCGGGGAAGCCGACCGAGCGCAGGCGGGTCACCTTGATGACTTCGTCCGCGGCGATCGCGATGAACAACTGGGTATGCTTGGACTTCAATACGCCCATGGGGTTTGCCTCTCGGATGGAGCCCGGTCGCCGGGCACAAAAAAACCGGCTCGCGCCGGCGGTTGGGTTGCTGTGGTGGGCGGCTACCGGATGGCCAGTAGCCGCACGTCGAAGGAAATGCCAAAGGCGCCGGTGTCGTCGTCGTCGGGTGGTGGGTTGAAGGACTCGATGCTGCCCTGACGCTCGACCTCGTCGCGGATGGCCATCGCCGCCGCGTTGGCCTCGGTTGCGCTCCCGCCCCATACGGCGATACGGACGCGCCAGCCATCGGCCGGCGGCGGGTCGGAAAGCTGCGCCAGAGGTGCCCCGCCCACGACGTCCCAGGTGGCGTAGGGAAGCCCTGCGCCGTCCGGCGCCACCTTGGGCCAGAGACGCAGGGGGTCGCCCAGCAGCGCGCGCACAGGCCCGCTGGCTTGGAGGATCGACTGGATCAAAGGCACCATCATTTCCACCCCCTCGCCTTCATGAGCTTGTCCATGGCTGCCAGGGTCTCGTCGATGATCACCTGGGCGGCCTGTGGCCCTTTGGCCTCAGCAGCTGGCGTCAGGAACGGCTTGGCTGCCATCTTCTTCGTCCCGAACTCCAGATGACGCCAGTAGTAAGCCCAGCCGCTCTGTTCATAGAGCTTGCCAACGCGGCGCATTCGCCGGTTCCGCCTCGTGTTGGCGTACTTGACCCGCTTGCCGGTGCGCACGCCGACCGTGTAGTACTCACCGTCCGTGCCCACGCCCGCCTTGCGACGGCTCTTGCCGTTCGCCCGGCGCACGACGATCTGAGTGGCCAGGAAACCGGAGGCTCGAGGCACGCGCTGCCGCGCCTCGTCGCGGATCAGGTTGCCACCCTTTCGCATACCAGCCTGCAGAGGCTTGCCCCTGACTTCCTTGGGCAGCTCTCGCAGCGAAGCAAGCAGGCCGGCCAAGCCGCGAACTTCAATGGAGTTAGCCATCGGACACCCCGGCGTCCACCATCAGGTTGATGTGACTCCGGGCAGTGGGGTCCGGCAGCACCGCCCGGATGGCATACACCTGACCGTCGAAGATCGCCCGCATCGTGTGCAGAACGCCCGGCAGATATGGAATCTCCATCCGGGCCGTCACCTGACCATGCTCCGCACTGGCTGCGGTGAACTCCCGTCCCGAAAGCGGCACAACTTCGGCTGGCACGTCCTTGTGCCAATCCACCCAGATTCTGGTTTCTCCGCCCAGCGGATCGCGCGACACGTCGAATACCTGCAGGGTGATGCGGTGCCGGTACTTCCCTGCCCGCCTCACGGGGACACCCGCCGGTAGGGGAACATCAGGCGATCGACTGTGGGGTTCTCCACGTGGATGGTGCCGGTAATGCCGGCCTCACGGTTCGCGTAAAGATCGCCCACCAGCAGCAGGATCGCGGCACGCAGCGGTGCCGGCACTGGGCCTGGAACTGTGTCGAACAGCACCGGGCGATCACCCGGGGCACTCGTCACGGCGCCCGGCTCGATCGGTAACGGCGCGCATCGCTCGCTGACGGGGGTCCATTCGTAACTGGCCACCACCAGCGCGTAGGCCGTGGCTCGTTCCACCACCTCGCGGGCTGCCACGATCATGGAACCGATCAGCAAATCGTCGGCCCCATGTATCACTGCTAGGTGCGCCTTCGCTTCCTCCAGGGTCACCGGTTCTTCAGTGGCTGGGATTCGCGTACGCAGCATCGGTCAGCTCCCTTTCGCAGATGCGACCGCATTGGGGTGTGTGTCGATGAAGCCGCCCGCCTCGATCGCGGCAGCGTGCACCGCATTGAATTCGCGCACGTCTCCGCAACGGCCGAACGGCCCATCGCTCAACACGAGGGCTTCCACCATCGCCGTCGGTTCCGGCGGCTGGGGCGCTGGCGGTGCCGGATCATCTTCACCACCCGACTGCGAGAGCGGATCGCCGCCACCGTCGACAGCGAGGGTTTCGCTATTGCCTGGCTGCGACTCGACCAGCCCGTCGCTGGCGCCAACGGAAGCCGTCCCCCCGACGGGGTCGGCTGCAGCGGGCGGATCAACGGACGGTACACCCTGCGGCAATGCCGCTGCTGGCTCGCCCGCCGGCGCTGCCTGTGGTTTCTGCTTTGCCATGGTCTGCTCCTTGTAGACGGCGGGCGACCCGAAGATCGCCCGCCCATTCGCTCAGCGTGGCCTTAAGCCGCGGCGCCGTGCTGGAAGGTCTTGACCGCGCCACCCACGTCGATCAGGTTGCCGCCGGTACGCATCCAGGCAAGGAAGCCCACCTGCCCCTTCTTGATGTAGGCCGAATCGTTGAAGCGGAAGAGCGTGACCGCCATCACGTCGCGGATCTTGTAGTAGCTGAAGTCACCGAAGACGATCGACCTGGCGCCAGCGGCCGGGCTGGCCATGTGCTGGTTGATCTCGATATCGCGGTTGAGCAGGCGATCCGGCGCGCCGCCCGGATTGCCCTGCTCGTAGCCCGGCACGAAGATCGGGCGGCCGGTGTCATCTTTGACCTTGCGCACGAGCTTCAGCATGTCGTCGTGGAACATCCACTTGCCGTTTGCGCGGTAGGCAGTATCGACGCTGTGCTCAAGGTCGATCAGATCGTCGTAGAGGATGCGCGGAATGGCCGAGACCGCACCGATCTTGCCGTTGCTCGCAGCCGTGATCAGGCCCATGGGCTGGCCGACACCGGTCCCGGTGGTGTAGTGACGGTTGGTCACACGGCCCAAGCGCGTCTGCAGCCGACGGGTGATGAAGCCCTCGATGTCGGACGTGGAGTCCTGCAGCAGCTCCCACGGCACCGTGACGACCTTGGAGCTGTACTTGTGGACGCCCAGACCCTTGGTGCCGAACTTGACGTCATCGTCGGTAGCCGACTGGTTCTCCGCAACGACCTCACCTTCTTCCGAGGTGCCGTCGCTGGTCGGGTACTGCATCGGCTCGCCGCCGGCGGTGCTGAAGACGTCCGCGACGCGGCGCATGCCCCCGAAGTCCTTGAGGGCTTCGAGGATCTGCGCGGCGAGGGTGGTCGGGACGGTATAGCCGCCCTGTTCCGGGTTCACATTCGGGTTGCCGCTCATCGCGGCATTGACCTGGGTCCAGTCTTCAGCGCTCAGGGCCTTGTCGCCGCCGCGAGCCCACTTGTCGAAGAGCTTGCGGTCCTGCGGACGCTCGTTGTCGCCGGGCGCCTGGTGACCACGCACGCCGGCATCGCGCATGTGGTTGTCCGCCGTCAGGTCCATGACCTTCTGGTGGCGCTCGATCGCAGCGTCGATGCGCTCGATATCGGCGATGTTGGCGTCGTACTTGGCCTGGTTCTCGGGCGTCCAGGTGTTGCCATCGCCGGTGCTGGTGTCCAGCAGGTTGCGAGTTTCCTTTGCCAGCGCGGTGCGGCGCTCCCGCTCGGCCTGAATGTTGAAGGGCATGGGTCAGTTTCCTTTGGGCGAAAAAAAACCGCCTTGCGGCGGCTGGTGAACTGCGGGCGGGAGTCGCTTACGCAGGTGCGCGCTCGAGCAGCGCGAGGCGCCGATCAAGCCCGTTTCGGTGGGCGGCAATGGCGGCGTCGTCATCGCTCACAGTGTTCTTGGGCTTGGCCAGGGCAGCCGGGGCATTGTTGTAGGCGGAGAGATCCCAGCTGTTGGCGGCTCCCTTCTTGCCCACGACCTCGACAACCTTGTCTGCGAAGCCATGCGCGACGGCCTCGTCAGCGGTGAACCAGGTCTCTTCGTCCATCCACTGGACCACCTGCTCGGCGGTCTGGCCCGAACGACGCGTGTAGTCACCCGCCAGTCCGGTGTCGATCTTGCCCAGCAGCTCGCCTGTCTTCGCCATCTCGGCCTTGTTGCCGATGGCGATGGTCCATGCGTTGTGGATCATGAAGCCGGCGCCCTGAGTGATCTCCACCTCGTCGCAAGCCATGCAGACGCCCGTCGCAGCGGATGCGGCGAGCCCATCGACATGGGCCACGACCTTCGCCCTGTGCTGGGAGATGGCAGTCATCATCGACCGGGCCGCGAAAACGTCGCCACCTGGGGAGTCGATGCGCAGGTGGATGGTGTCGACGTCGAGCGCGGCCAGCTCCTGGACGAAGCGCGTTTCGTCAATATCACCCCACCAGCCGCCGATCACGCCGTGGAGGTAGATGGTGGCCACGCCGTCGCCTGCCTCGGCGCGAAGCGGCTTGGACGCGGTTGCATTGTTACGCGCGAGCTGCAGTAGCTTCGGGGTCGGCATCGTCGTCTTTCCTATCGGAGTCGTTCTTGTTGCCGGCCGGCTTGGCCGGCTCGGTTGGCAGGTACAGCGTGTCGCCGCCGGGGATCGGCGGGAGGTTCTTCAGGCGGCGCACCTCGTTGACGTACATCCAGCCTTGAGCGCCAGGTCCACCGAGCGCCTTGCTGAAGTATTCGGCTTGCGCCTTCGAGTCACCGGCCATGAAGCCGTCGACGTTGTGTTCAACGTAGTAACGCTCGGTCCTGAACAGCTTTCGGTTCAGCTCGTCCTTGATCCGTTTGAGGTGTGCACCCAACGTGTATTTGACGAAGCCGATGCCCATGGACTCGATGCCGGTGCCGAAGCTGCTGGCTTTGGTGGTCTCCCCGATCATGTGCGGCGGCACGCCGAACGCCCGGGCAATATCGATCACCTGCCATTGCCTTGATTCCAGCAGCTGTTGGTCGACTGCCGACATGGTCAGCTCCTTGACGTCCAAGCCCTCGGTGAGGATCAGAGGGATACGTCGGTTGCCTTGCACACCGCCGTATTTCTTCACCCATGCATCGCGGAAGCCCTCCTGCATCTCGGGCGTCATCTTGTTGGTGGCCGTGATGGCTACCTCGGGCTTCCCGCCCTCACTGAAGAACTTGCCGGCGTGCTCGTCACCTTGGATGGCAATACCGATGCCGTTTTTCGCACCCCACTGAATCACCGACATGGAGCAGACGCCGTTGAAGCCGAAGCCCGGGATGTGTACCACGTCATCCTGGTCAACCGTGAAGTGCCCGATGGTGTCGTGGAATGTGTACTGAAGCCGTCTCGGCTCCCGGGGGCTGCTCCGCTCCTGCTCCAGAATGGTGACCCGGTCCCGAGGCCAGGGAATGACCCCCGTCATCGCGCCGCCCCGGTTGCGCACGATGTAGGCGATCCCATCGCCACGTAGCAGCATCTGGGTAATCAGGAACTCCCACGCGGTGGCGGCAGCCCATGCCGGCCCGAACTGCTCGTTCAGAATCCACCAGTAGTCATGCTTTGCGCGCTGCCGTCCCTCGTCAAGTCGCTCGAAGACCGGCAGCGGCAACTGAGCAATGGATCCGGCAATCAGGCTGACGCAGCTATAAACGGCCGACACTCGCATTGCCGTCTTGTCGGTGACCACGGCACCGGAGGCTGTCGCCGGGTTGCCGAAGACTTCGAACATCCTCATGTCGGACGACGAGACGGTTTCACCATCCGCCAGCGCGTTCGCGGCCGGCGCCATGGCCCGGAACGCGCGATCAACGCCGATGGCGACCGCCAAACGATCACGTGCAATTTTTGCGCTCATCAGTCCATCACCACGAAGCCCTGTTGGATTTGCCCGGTCTCTTGCGCCTGCATCGCGCGAGCCATGGCCATGATCAGCGCGACTGCGCCGTCGATCTTGTTGTCGTTGGATTCCTTACGGGGATAGATGTGTTCCTTCGCGTCCATCCTGGCCACCACGTTGCCGATCATCCAGGTCATGGCCGCGTTTCCGTCGTGCCAGAGTTGGTGCGACAGGATCAGCGCCTCCACTTCCTTCATCGGTTCGGACAGGTTGCGGACCGATTGGGCCATTTCCACCACCGGCAGGCCTTCCTGGCCCAAGCGCGTCATCACGTACGTGGCCTGCGTCGGGTCAAACGCAATGTCTTGAATGTCGATCCCGCGTGCAGCCAGCTCCTTCAGCTCTTCTTCGATAAAGGCGTAGTCGGTCATGTTCCCCGGCGTGGCCACCATCAAGCCGTCCAGCACGTAGAGCTGATAACGCTCGTTCTCGTCCACAGCCGACTGCGGCACATAAAAGCGCGGTACTACGTAGTAGGAACCGTCCTTTTCGAACAACATCACCACCGCGGCCACGTCCAGCTTGGACGCCAGGTCGACGCCAACCCAGCATCGGCAGCCTTCGAAATCATCGAGATCAAAGGCGCGCTTTTGCTTCTGCCACGCCAGCATGTTCATCCAGGCGAGCTTCGCGCCCACCCAGTCGTTCAGGTGCTTGGTACGGAACGCGCTCTGCTTGCTGGCCGAGCGCTTCGCTTGCGCCAACTGCGCCAGCAGGAATTCTTCGAACACCGACACCCCGTAGTTGGGGTTGGCCTTGCGCAGGCTTGCCGGGTCATCCCACCGGTCGTCCTCGTCGATCCCGAAGATCATGCCGAAGATGGTTTCGTCCTGAACCTCGCCCTCAAGGATCCGGATGACGTCCCGGCGCTTCTCGAAGCACGGCCCGCCCAGGTTGGTGCCGGCGGTGGTGATGATCCCCAACAGCGGCTGCTCGCGAGCGCCCATACCCGTCTGCATGGCGTCGACCATGTGGTCGTCGTCATGTTCGTGGTATTCGTCCACCAGCGCCGCGTGCGGGCTGGAGCCGTCGCCCGGTTTGCCGATCATCGGCTCGAACTTCGACATGTCTTCCATGACGAACATCGAGCCGGGGTTCTTCGCGTTGCCGGACTGCTCTATGCCGAAGCGCGCCCGTAGCGCGGGCATCTTCTGGACCATCTGCCAAGCCGGCCGGTAGACCTCGAATGCCTGTTTCTCGCTGGTGGCGCCTGAGTAGATTTCAGCGCCAGCCTCGCCATCAGCTGCAAATAGGTAAAGGCCGCGTGCCGCCAGGCGCAGCGACTTCCCATTCTTACGAGGGATCTCTTCGTAGGACTCGCGGAAGCGGCGCATGCCGGTGGTCTTGCGGACCCAGCCGAACAGGTTGCATTCGATGAAGTGTTGCCAGGGCTCGTATACCAGCAGCTGCTTCTTGGCCGCCCATTTCCCCTTGGTGTGGGGCATCAGCTGCTGAAACTTGACCGCCCGGTCCGCCTTGGCCGCGTCGTACTTGTAGGGCCAATCCGGGCCGGTTCGTTTCAGGTCGGCCAGGAAGCGCTGGCACGCAAGCACGATGTATCGGCCGGCCGGAACCTTCCCGGCCACCACGCTGCGTGCGTAGGCCTTGGCAGATTCGCTCGGGGTCATGCATCAGAACTCGTCGAATGGGTTGCTCTCCTGGGGCTTCTCGGTCCCGAGCTTCTGGCGATCTGCCGGCGTGAGGCCGAGCCGCGCCAAGCAGCCGATCAGGTGCGAGTACTTGGCCGCCTTGAAGTCGGCGCGGTTCGCGCGGAACTCGGCCAGCAGCGATGCGGCCACCTCCATGACGAACCGGTCGGCGCTGGTCAGCACGCCGGGCAGGGAACATTTGTCCAGCTCCTTCCAGACGGTGACCACTTCGTCGGGCAGGTGCGCCGGCGGCTTGCCCAGCCCCTTGCCAGTGGTCGGCGCCTCCTTCCGATAGCGCTGGGGGTTCTTCTTCACCGCCCCCTTGAGCTTGGCCAGCTCAGCGGGCTGCTTGTGCCTCGCCATTCAGGCCAACCTCGAAATTCGAATTCTGTGGACGTGCAAGGGAAGGTGGGCGCGCGTATCGGGCGGCGGGCGGGCTCAACTTTTGCCCTCCCCCTCCCCTTTCGTTCAGTTTTCTGTGGATAAGTCATCAGGATCGTGGAACCGCGCGCGCCCGTTGGGGTTCCACGTCGGATGTCCAAACCCACCGTTCTCCCGCACGGTTTTGGTGCTGTGGCAGCTGCGGCACAGGGCCTGCAGGTTGCTCGTGCAGTTGTTGGCGGCATCACCATCCACATGGTCAACGTCGGTCGCGGCGGTGACACGGTTCTTCAACGCGCAATGTCGGCAAAGCGGCTCACTCGCCAGGTGCGCTGCACGAATCTTGCGCCAGGCGGTTGAGTTGGTCGGTAGGGCGCGGCGCGTCTGCCGACGCCTCACCTGCCTCGCCTCTTCCTTGTAGGGCTTCCAGCCGGACGGCCGGTGCTGCGCTGGCCTCGTCGGCATCAGTAGGGGTTCCCGTCCAAGTCGGTGCGCGTGGCAGCTTCGTCGCCTTCCGCTACCGGTGTACCGATTTCCTCACCGAGCAGCAGCACGATCGACTGGGTTAGCAGCCCGATGTGCTGCGTCAGTTGTGCGAGCTGCTCGCCCTGAGACGCGATGGTCGCGTGCTGTTGCTCAGCCAGGCAAACCAACCGCTCAATCCGTTCGTCCATCGTGACTCTCCACTGGGTTAGCGGGTCGCGGGTGAGTGACAAGACCGCGGCGGATCCACGATTCCACTCGCTGCCAGTTCGGCTCCATGCCAGTCACCACCACGCTCAGCCTCAAGGCAGCCAGATAGAAGCGGAACCACCAGCGCCAGCGCGGAGCTACGGTCAATGTCACGCGTGCCATCAGAATTCCTCAACGGCCCAGCCGCCTCCATCCTTCTTGGGCTTCACCCTCACGGCCAGGAAGCGGAACGGGTACTGCGCCGCGGCGATCTTGATCTTCGCCCTGGCGTCGTCCTGCCAGAACCCCTTGACCTCGTGGCACTCCATGACGCCATCTGCAGCCAATACGGCGAAGTCAGGCGTGTAGAACGTGTTGTCCGCCAACCTCAGCTTGAGGCCCTCGAACCGATGCCATTGGATCTGGCCAGTGGCCTGGAGCGCGATCAACCGCTCGCTGTAGGCAGCCTCGGTCCGATTCATCTGGCCAACCTTCAACCTGCCGAGCGCCTGTAGCCGACGGGTAGCCGCTGCCATCAGTGCGCTACCTCCGCCCTGTCGGCGGCGATGACTGCTTGGCAGGCGCGGAGCTGGTCGTCGGCGTCACGGCCGATTCCAATAGCAGGGCCCGCAATCGTGATTCCGAGGTCGGCGGGCGCATCACGTTCGCCGGCGCCGGCGGCAGCTTCGGACAGGCGATCGGTGTGGCAGGTGGCGAGGTCGTGGCGCAGCCGGACAGTGCCAGCGCGCAGCTCAGCCACAACAGCGTCAGGGACGGCCTGGGCCGCGGTGCGGTCTTCTTCATGCTTCATTCCGATGGCGGCCAGTTTGTCGGCCTGGGTGTGTTCGGTGGCGCGGGTCTGGTTAACCTGCCGCACTTGCGCGGCGCTGACGGCGGCCTGCTGCAGGGCTTCCGCGCCTTGAGCCCGATCGCCCCGCCAACACCAGCCGGCCACGAATCCACCGATGAGCAGCAGAGCGGACCACATCAGCGCAGCCGCCACCAATGCCAGTGGCCGGCTCACCGGCGCCCCTCACACATTGCTCGCTCGGCAGCCCGCCGACGGACCAGCCCCGGCAACTGGCGACCGCCGGCGTATGTCCAGCGGTCGAACTCCTGGCAGAAGGGCTTGCCCTCATTGAGCAGCCGTACCAGGCTAGACCCGCACGCCGCCCGCGTGCCCACGTTGTAGGACCAGCTCAGCACCGCGGCGGCCTGGTGGCGCTCAACCGGCCGGGTGATGCATTTGTCCATTTCCAACGCATGGGCATGGAGACTGGCCCCCATTACCGCCAGGCATTCGTCGCGCGTGAACTGCTGCTTGAAGCCCACCACCTCGCGGTCGGTCTCCCCAGCACAGGCGGTCTGGATACCTACCGGATCGCGGTAGGGTTTCTGCTCAACGCCTTCGAACATGACGACGAGCGGCGCGGCAATCAGTACTACGGCGAGAGCAGCGAGCCGGCCTTTCATGCCTTCACCCGCTGCCGCCACTCGCGGACCCACCGCCAAGCCAGATAGCTGATCTGACCGACCAGGTAGATGACGGTGAGTACTACCACCAGCCGATCCAAACTCGCACCGGCCGCAACTGCGCCAGCGACCGTGACCGGCGGTGCCGCCTTGGCCGCAGCACTCGCTGCGGTGCTGATGATTTCGTCCCGCATGGTTGCCCCGTGGATTGTCCGGTTCGGCATAAGCCCCTCCCGGTGTTGGTTGATAGGCGCCCGCCCCGCTGCCGGCTCGGCACGAGTGTTAATCCGGTCTGGAAGGCGGGCAAAGAAAAAGCCCCGGCTATGGCCGGGGCTTGGGTCGTTGCGAAGGACGCGGTTTAGGAGCTACGACTCAGAGTTCCCAGGTGGAACCCATTTACGGAACTCAACTTTCCCCTCCACAGTGAACCATTGTCGGGGAAGGGATCGCCGCCATGCCCGAACACCTTTGCATCCCTGATGTGGATGTAATTCGGCGGCAACCTGTCCGGATCATTGAGTTGTTCACCGCGGTAGGCAACACCGTAAGAGTTGATCGATTCACGTACGGATTCGGTCGTCGCTGCGTCCTTGAATCCAAAAGAGGTCGCAAATGCCTGAGAGAATAATTCAAAGTACGTGTCGCCGCTGATGACCTTTCCAGAGACTTGCGTACCCCCAACGCTGAGCGTGATGCCCAACTCAATCTTGGGGTCAGAGGTATTCACGATGTTGACGAGGGCTCGCAAGAAGGCGTCGCACCCGATACCATCTTTTTCAAGAAGCGCTTCAATCAGATGCTGTGCGATGTCAGTTACCGCTTCGGAACTCTCACTCTCATTACCAATCTCGGACATTTCCATTATCCCAGCATTTTGAGAGCACCAAAGTTATCGCTTGACGGAGCTATTCGCAACAGCCCCGGCTATGGCCGGGGCTTGGTCTGGATAGTGCCTAGATTGCACTCGTTATTGATGACCTAGGAAGTCATCACTACGCCGCGCGCGACAGCGCCCTCCCGAACTCAGTTGCAGCGGCCTCTTCCAGGGCCCGCATGCCTCCCAGCATCCACGTATAGACCGGCTGCCAGAACCGACTGTAAGCCGAGCAGTCGGCCCCGATCGCGGAGGCCCGCTTGCGGCCACTCATTGGTTCGAAACCGCTCCCACCGCACTCTTCGCACTTCATGACCCCAAGCCCATCCGCTGCCGGCTGCGTACGGCCGCCGTCGCATTTCTTGCAGCTGCAAGCTGTCGCCATTTCATTGAACACCGCGCCAGCCAGGACCCCCAGTTGTTCCATCGTATTGTTGGGCCAAGCCCCAGCGCGCGCGGCCTCCAGTGCAATCTCGGTGCGGCGGAGCTCCTTGCGCTGGCCCTCGGTTACCGATCCCCCGCCCCACCCCATGCTCGCCTTGGCGATGCCAAACTCGGTCCTGGCGGTGCTAAGCGCGAACTGCTGGCGATTGAACTCGGGCGCGACCAGCCCGATGACACCTTGCCGCAACTGGTCACGGCGGCGCGCAGCACTCTCCGGCCACCACAAGGCCTGCAGAAGCTCTCGGCCCAGCCCCTGCTGGACGAAGGCGAGCGCCGCCGCGATGTCCTGGGTGGTGAGGTCGGGTGTTCCGCCCCGGCCCGTGTCGAATTTGACGGTTGTCGGCCCCATCCGGCTGCCGAGCAGCTCACGTACGTTCCCCATACCCCTACCCCTTGTGCCTTCGTCGATTGATTTCTCGGCGCAGCGCGCGTGCCCGGCGCAGTGCCTGTTCTGCCTCGCGGCGGCTGGCTGGGGCTGTCCACGCCCTCGTCCATCGCATCGCGGCATCTCTTGCTGAATGCTGCCAAGCAGCTCCAGCGTCTTGTCGTCGTAGCGGGATAGGTCCATCTGTCCAGCTTCTTCCAGGCCCGTCGCATAGACCGCGACCTCTCCTACGCCGTCAGGTCCCAGCTCGCCGGCAACCGCTGTATATGGCCTTTGCGCAACAGGAACTGCTCCACCGTCTCCGCCGCCGGCACAGCCTTTGGCGGCTGCCGCACAGGTTTGGGAATCATCGAAGCACGGACCCCCACCGTGGCGGCGCGCCCCTGCCGCTTCTTCTCCGACTTCCGCCGGTTCCTCCGGCGCTTGCGATCTGCCCTTTGCGCATCGGTCAGCCGGGGGCGATGCATAGCCTGGCCAGTCCGGCGAAACACGGCCCCACTGCCGTGTCCGTCCTTAGCCAAGTAGCCGGCGGCCACCAGGTAGCGGACCACGTCCATGATTCTGTCGCGAGCCGCTGCTTTGCCCTCGCCATCGGCGGCCAGGGCGCGATACAGCATCTGGTAGCTGCACCCTTCCGGTCCGGCCTGCTCGAACACCGCGCGAACTTGAGCAGCAAAGGTCTTGGTCTTGTCGGTCACGCCGCTTCCCTGAGTTCGTTGATGTAGGTCTGTTGAGCAATCAGCTCGTCGTCGGTGCCATACGTCTCGTGGAAGGTCCGCGAGCCATCCATCAGGCTCGGGCCCCATTTCTCGCGCATCTGCGCGAAGGTGTTGTTCCCGAAGGGGTGCCGGCGGTGGTGCCACACGCACAGGCAGAAGCCGAACCAGTGGCCAC